CTTTAACGTTGGACATGTCGTTATCTATTTTAACTTCGTCCCACACCTTACCAAATAAATCATTGAAAGGATCGTCTACTGCTTCTGGGTCTTTAACTAAATCCTCTGCTCTCCACTCAACATCTCTACGCCATTGCTCAAGTTCTAAACCTTCAACTTCAGTACGTAACTCAATAATTTTCTCGTAATGACCACGCTCTACTGTCGCTTCGTCTTCCCAACCTTCTAAGTCGTCCCTTTCGTTTTTAGTTACTCGTAGTTTTTCTTCTAAAGCATCGTCGTCTAGTTTCGATAAAGTCTCATCAATTTGAATAGGAGTGTCAGCACTAAGGTCTATTATCTCCCCTTTTTCGTTCATGTACTTAAACTTACCGTAACCTTCTTCACTAGGTACGTTTTTATAGTACGGACTAAAAGAAGCACCTACCGATTCGGGGTTACTACTTTCGTCGTAATCCTTGAACTTTTGAGATACACCGTCAACAGGCGCGTCTCCTTCGGGCTTTAACACCGTACCTTCGCCGACCTTCGGTTGTTCTTGGTTAGACTTTTGGAAGTCGTCAAACTGTTTTAAAATATTATCTTTTTCTTCTTGTGCCTTTGCTCTTAAACTTTCGATGTATTCTTTATCGGTTTTAGATACGACGGTTAATTGTTCGGTTAAGTCTGCCTTTTCTTTTCTTAAAAGCTTACCCATCTCTCCGTCTTTAAGCTCTGGACTTTTCTTAAACAAGTTATCAATTCTTGTAATACGTTCAGCTACAGCGCCTTCCATACGTTGTTGTATCTTCTGTGCATCGCTTGTAGACACGCCCATACGATTAATCATACTTGACGCTTCAATACGTCCTAATCCAGCGCCTATACTACCGCCTACTACGCTTCCAAAACCTATTTCAAAAGGACTCAAGTTTTCTCTACTTCCTTCCATCATTTCTAACGACTGACGGAATAAAGCTTCACCACCACCCATAAATGCGCCTTCAGTACCTCTTGTAGCTACTGTTCCTAACTTACCTAACTTAGCGACTTTAGCGGCGTTAAAACCTGGAATAGCAGAGAACACCCCCGCCGCCGCACCTTCGGGTACGTTGTAGTCAGCTTCGGGGTCTCTTATTTTTTGAGCGCCGTAGTTCGAGCTTAATCCACTTGCTAATTGAGCGCCTATATAACCAGCAACACCAAAAGGTCCAGCGGCTAATAACGGAGCAAAGGCAATACCCGTCGCCATAGGCGCGCCTACTTCGAGAGCCATCGCGCTTCCTTCGCGCCAAAGGTTTGATGCTTCTTCCGTTTCGGGATCAACATAAGGTTTTTCGTTACGTGGCTGAGTAGAAGTACTGTCAGCGTCTTGAAATTGAGGGTACAACGAACGAAGGTCTACTTGTTTTTCTGACATAATTATTAAAGGTGATTGTTCTTATAGGTTTTTAAAAACTCATCGGCTTCGCTTTTTGTAGTAAAACCTAGCTTTTCTAGTATCGGCAGTATCTTGTTATCTTTTTTTCCTTTTTCAAAAGCTTCAAAATCCGTACTAGTTAAACCGATATTAAAATTACCTGTTTTTAAACGCTCTTTTACACGCTCTTCAATTTTAAGTTCTAAACTGCTGTAGACGTCACCCACTCCTTCGTCTATTTTCTTGTATAATTCATCGGGTGTAATGTTCGGTAGCTGACTTATGCGATCTCTGTAGCGTCGTAACTCATTACTCCATATTGATTTAATATCAGCGCTTAACACTTGTAATGCTTGCGGCGCAACGGCTCTACTTTGAGAAAGACCAAGCAACTCTCTAACGTAGTTTGTATCTTTATTAAGATAAGGATTACCTCCTTTAATCGTCGTGTTACTAAAATCTGATTCAATTATATCCGTATAATCACGCACAGCGAATCGAGACATAACATTCTTTTGAAAGTCAGTTTCGTTACCGTTAGCTTTTAATAGTTCTTTATAATCAGTAAGTGACAACTCGTCTTTATAACTTTCTAGATTGTCGCTTACATCAAGACCTAATTCTAATTGTTTACGAATCTCCGCATACACATCAGGGTTAGTGACAACATTAGCTTCGCTTTCTCTGTTATATGTTTTATTCGCTTCTTCTCGCATCTTTGCAATTAAGCGTTCTGCGTCTGAAGATTTAACGCTATTCTCGGTAAAGGATGTACGAACACGTGTTGACCAGTCGTTTAAAAACGCATCTGTTATTGGTTCGTCGTTATTTAAACGTTGTTGGAACTCAGCTTCAAAAGGTTCTGATACGTTTGTTTTATTCGTGTTATAACTCGTAATAGCCAAGTTAGTGAAATATTGACCGTTAGATAATATACTGCGTTCAAGCTCGTCTAAGCTGTTTAAGATTTCCGTGTTAGCAAACTTTGCTCCCTTATCGTTAATCTTCCACTTCTTTAATTCCATGACCTTTTTCATCGCACCCGCCGTGTTACCTTGTTCAACCATATCCGTAATGGCGGGCTTAAATAAGTTATCAAGTGCGTACTTACGACTACCTTTAAAAGAACCAGCACCGTCGTCTATCCACTCTTTAAACACAGGGTCGTTAATGTCGAATTGATTACGCGTCCAAGCGCTTACTTCGTCGCTTATAGAACCTAACCAATCCGTCTTACCTTGAGCGATTGCTAGGTCTTGCTCGCGTCTTGTAACGGTACTTATGAACTCGTTTGAAATCGAATCAAGCAAAGGCTTAACTGACTCACGCGCGTAGGCGCTGTCTATACTATCGTAAAAACCTTTGACCGCCTCTTGTGCGTACCCTACTGGATCATCTGCTTGTAAAGCTTCAGGGTCGGTTAATAACTTACGTCTAAATTCTTTTGCTTGCGACTTACTACTTGCCGCTTTAATACCTAATAGAAAGTCAGGGTTCGAGCGTTCGTCTATTACGCCTTTTTCTGCAAGACTACGAAGTTGTTGTTTAGTTTTATTTCTCCGTGCCTCTAACGACGCTAACGCTTTTGTCGAATTTTCTGCGAAGAACTGTTCACCTTTAGCGCGTTGCTCATCGCCTTCTATTTTTTTAATCGCGGCATAATCCCGCAACATCGGATTAACTTTTTCCAACGATCTAGCAAGCTGTAACATCTTATTATCACCCGCCTGTTGAACGGCTACATTATAGTTACCACCGCTTTGTATCGTCGCTTGAAGCCTTGGGGCGTCCGCTAAGTCAGCGACTTGTACTCTTTTATTGGTAGCCATTAGCTTTTACGTGAGTTTTTAATATCAAGACCAGTACGGTATCCACTCGCGGCTTGCGAGCCAGCGTCTAAAACAGCGGCAAAAGCTGAAGGTTGATTTATAGGTCGATTAATACCAATTTGATTATTAACCGTACGAAACCCAGCATCCGTCAAAGCAAGTCCTGTTTGTACGTCTCTCATCTCTTGTTGACCAGTTAGAGCCGCGCGGTATGCCGCTTCTTGTTGTTTGTAATTATTTACTACAGCGTCAACCGAAAGTCCTGACACATTAGCTTGGCCAGCGCTTGTAACGTTAGTAGATTCTTTTTTAGCGCCTTCTATTGAAGCCTCAAATATCTCGCGATTAATCGCTTCCTGTTCTTGTCCTTGGCGCATCCTTATCGAACGTTGTTCCTGTATAGCGCGTTGACGCTCGGCAAGGGACGCTTGAGCTTGATACGCCTCTTGTGCCTTTGCTTGTTGCTGTTGTCCTAAGAAATTAACACCCGCTTGCAGTCCGAATGTTGTAGCTAATGCCGCTGGAAGATTACACATGATAATTAAGAATTGTTATTTTTGTATATATAAAATTGTTTGTAACCATCGATGTCAACGTCGGTAAAGGTCGCCCCTAACCACGTTAACCAACGGAATGAAAGTTCATTTGATTCCATGACATAGTTTGTCAATACGTTATAATCGCCCATAAGTCGATCTATCCACTCCTTTGAATGTTTAATAAAAGTCTTTTTAATGAGGTGCATACGGTGAGTACCAAGTAACCAGATTACACCTATGTTCGGTTGTCTGATCGCTGGACACACGCCAAAGCTTCCAACCATGCGCATATCAAGTGTAGTCACTGTCCACGCTTCTTCTGATATTTTATAACTCTCTTGTAACGCTTGACGAGGATGTTGACCTAGACCTATTATTTCTAACATGTCTTGGGTGCGCATATCTTCATATAAAGGCAACCAATCAAACTCCCCATTGGCGGGATCAATCCGACAGTCGTTATAAATGTACTCAACTGTATCGTTTTGATTGTGCATGTATAAAGCTTTCAAATTCAGCGGCTAATAGTTTCATCGGTAATGCTGAACTTGATTTAATTTTGATTGTAACGTCATCGTGTTTACATTGAATAGGAAAGCGAAACGATCCGCTGTCAAGCACAAGTGAACCTATCACAGCATCAGCACCCAATGTAGACGGGTTAAAAGCGTATGAATATGTATCCCTGTATTGCGGGGTAACTTCGATTGTAAAGTGTCCTGTAGCGTCGTAATCAACCGCGCCACGACGTAGTACTTGATGAGTAAAGTTAGAAGACGCTCGTCCTCCACGTTCTGTAGGTTGCTTTAAAGTCTGCGTTGAGAACGTGTAAAGAGATTCGTATTCAAGACCGACAAAGAACGATGTGGACGAGTAGTCGCCTTCAATCGTAAACTCTGTTGCCGAAAGCGAAGTATCCTCGGCGTCCGTTGTCAGCGGTAAACGCAATCCATCGGCGGTGTAGACAACTGCTCCAGCTGGATCGTAAGGCATGTTCGTTACAGTCGTCTTCTTGTTAGCGGCACTGTAAGACTTTGTAAGCGAAGAACTTGCAACACGTCTATCAAGATGTATAGCGTAGTTTTTACCTGTGTCTTTATGTCCCGCTTCCATCGCCATCTTTTCGAGGTGACCATCGGTTGTAACGACAAATAAATCGCTGTCTATAAACCCGCTTCCAACGATGTCTTTCGCGAACTCAAAGCGCATCCAAGCAGATTGTATCTTTTCACGGTTCTGCCAGAAGTAACGATACACATATAAGTGCTTTAAGTTGTCTGTAGTAGACGCGACTATAACGTCCTCACTAGGCGTACCGATAAGCTGTCTTAAAGATGATGGAACATAAGTAGGTACTTGAGAAGTGATTTCAGAAGCGTCAAATATATCTGTATCCTTATCGACGTAGAACTCGTATAGACCTTCGTAGCTATCGCGTGGAAAGCTGAAGTAAACGTAGTTAGTAAGCGCTAACGGTTTAACGTCGCTTGTCACGTTGTACTCGGTTATAGGCGAGATGTTAACGGTTTTAGCTGTAAGTAAATCTGCTCCTCTTAATACGAACTGTGATTGAGGACTGAACAACACAAGCTTTTCTTGGAAAGGTACAGCGTGTTTAAGAGTCGATACCTTGGTATGAGCAACTCCAACATCGATGGGAGCGCCGTCTAAAAGCGTCAACACAGTCGTTCTAAAGAAGTTAAAATATTCATCAGCTTCGGAAAAGATAACAGAGCCGTCAGTCAACAGTCCAAGTCGATTCTTAAAGAAGAAGATGTCATTGATTGTCTTACCGACAAAAGACGGATTAGGGTTTGTTTCATCGTCGCCTACAAGTCGATTAGTAAAAGTTGATTCTTGCGCAGAATAATGAACGACAGAACTGCTCGATATAACGTAACCTACACTACTTGCTGACCAAGCTGGCGCTGACTTTATATCTGTTACTGTCTCCCAATAAGTTGATCCACCGCCTGTTCCAGGCTCAGTACCTGACGATGAAGTATGCGCTTGTAACGCTTTATAAACGCTACCACCATGACTGACATAAGATTTAAAAGTAGGAACGATCTGGATCGGTAAAGTCGTGTTATCAAGCGTCGTTTGAACGCCGTACCCAACGTCTTCCACCCAAGTTCCTTCTCCAAATGTAGCACCGTCTTTAGTCTCGAACTTAACGTAGTAATCGTCTTGAACGAGTTCCACATCGCCTTTGACTTTTACTCGATGTCCGTTAAAGCATTTGATAGGAAGATCAGTAATCGCTGATACCGATTTATACACGAGTCCTAGACCTGTGTTAGAAAGGCTGTCACTAACGGTAATGTTCAAATCGCTCGACATAACGATCTTAATGACCGATCCGTTAGCTGTAGCAGATGTAACACCAGCTAAACTCGATATGGGAGTTGCTGCATCCGTCGCTAAATCGGACGCGATGGTTTCGGAGCTATGATCCGAAGGTCCAGACGTTGTCGCGGTATTACCATTAATAGTTACGTTATAATCTGTATCGTCATTACCTTGCTTAACAAAGACAACAGCTTCGTTTGGAAGCGCGGTTGAAGTCGTACCCGCCATAGCAACAGTCTTACCTGTGTCAGCGACAAAAGTATAATCAGCAACGTTCAACACTCTGAAGTCGCTTAAAGGATTAGTAGCACCGTTTAGGTACGTCTGAGCGGCTGAAGTTATAGTCGTAGTTACAGCCGCTCCATTGGTAGTATTAAAGATGTTTAACGAAGTAGTACCGCCAGAATGATTAAACAACATGACGTGTTTATTCGCTACGTCTCTGTCAAAAAAGCTGACTAAGGCGTCGTTCTCAAGCGTCGTCCCCAACGCCGCTATATGATCGGTATGAGGACGTTTTGTAAGTCCGTCTACAACGGAGCTAAAAGCGTTTACTTGCTCTTCAGCTTGTCCAGGAAATCTTAAATTGTCAGGCTGTTGCGATACACCTTGGACGAGGTTCGGTACAGAAGTAGTAAGTAACGGCATGTCTATCTATCTACAACACGTAATACATCATAATTGTCAAATATATTACGATCTGCGTTTTCACTGTCGCTATCTATCGCTGTAGCTTTTGAGTTAATCTCGTCACGAAGCGTAAAGCTCTCGATCTCAGGAGATCCAAGAAAGCGATTAGCAAACTTACGTGCCGCTCGTATCGTGATGTAGCTTCTAAATTGTTGTGGTAGTTGTTCAAAGGTGAGTTCAAAAGTAATAGAAACGTCTAGGTCTTCGCCAAAGACGTCGGTGTGGTTCTTCCTGTCATACAATGTAGTACCACGCTGTACGATGTCTATGTCGTTATACTTGTCGATTGGAACGTCGACTTTAAGCGTGTTAGCGGGAAGATTGATTTTATTAGAGGCGTCTCTTACAAGTGGATACACATGCTCGGTATTGTAATGCCATCCTTCCGATTGGACTTCTCTATTGACTTCATCAAGGACGTTTAAAGCGGTCACCACAGATACAGGTAAACTACTACCGCTAATTGAATTGACGGGGCTTTCGCCTACTACGCCAATCATTGTGTTGACTGCTTCAAGCTTCGATGTAAGTGCCATATATAAAAGGTAAGAATAAAGTTAAAGAATAATCTGATTGCGAGAGAGGAGCGAGGTCAAAACGAAAATTAAAACCCTCGCTCCCCTCAACACAACCAAACAAGAAGGACTATTTCTGTAATTCAATAGCACATTCTGGACGGAGTATTCCGTGACCCATAGCGTACTTTGCAATAAACAGAGTTCCTTGGCGCTCCATCTGATACTCGGACTCAGTCGCAAGATCAAGAAGCTTAACTGTTCCAACAGCCGATGGGTGAGCAACGATACCAAGCGAGTTGGTGAAGTTACCATTGTACCCTACGCCGCCTGAACCGAACACATCGTTAGAAGATGCTCCGTCACCTGTAGAGGTGGAAGACAAATCAGTCGATGGAAGGTGAGTAGACTTATAGATGCTGATACCAGCAACCTGAGCAATAGAACCAGAAGCAAGTGATCCAGAACCACCAACGTCTTGATTAGACGCAGAAGTCGAGATAACGAGCGATCCGCTACCACCAGTGATAAGCTTGTAATACTCTTGAGGACGAAGAACACAGAATCTTCCATCGGAAGGAACGTCGTTCTCATCGAGCTTTTGAGCGGCGGTAAACAACGCGGCAACAAGCTCTGCTCCTGTTGGATCAGAATTGTCGGAGTCGTCAGAACCGTCAGCGGGTGTTCCCATCGCGTTAGCAGATACGTCAAGTACTCCACCAAGCTTTCCACCTGTAACGTTAGCTGTAGCTTCACGAGCGGCGGCAATAAACACTTTAGCAATCGCTTCATCGAAACGTTTAGCAAGCGCTTTACCAAGCTCAGAAGCATAGACGGAACGTATATCGTAATGATTTTTTACATCGTCGATAGAACTGAGGAATGTCGAAGAAAGAAGTACGTCGTCAATAGTGATGACTTTCTCGTTCTTCTTGATGTCGCTCAAGTAAGAGTTACCGCTGTCAGCAATGTTCTGTCCAGGAGTATAGTAACTAGCGGAAGCAATACCTGTAACAGGAAATTGAGCGCTCTTACCATTCTCGATAGTACGGATCGTATGCAAAGGTTTGAAGATATTATTTTCTTCAAAGGTCGTTAATATTTCGCCAGCAAACTTCTTCAAGAAAAGGGCATCAGCCGCTCCACTTGAATTAATCTGACCGACGCGTGAGGGAGTTGTATCTCCATTAGCCATAATTAAGTTCTCCTATTTATAGAGTTAATATTAGTGTTAGTATTATTAGTCGTTGCTAGTCGGTCAGTTGTCCCGCGCACGGGGCTGTCTTTTGCTTCGTCTAAAAAAGTGTTATCTTCGTCCTCCAGGTGTGAAGTAAAACCCCACAATCATTGGCAGAACTACTGTTGCTTGAAAGAGCGCGATATGTCCTGTTGTAACAACCAAAGGGGCTTGGCTTGCTTGAAGACTGATGAGTCCGAATAAAAGTTCGTTCCGTCCTTCTCCCGTGATGTTAGTGACGGAGACAAGTGGGACGGTTGGATAAACGGCTGTGATGCACGTGACAAACGAGAGCGTTGACATCCCGATAAGAGCAAGCATACGACGAGTACCACGGACAAAACCGCCAGCATCCCCGCTATTGATACTTTCTTGAAACTTAACTGCTTGTTCATTATTACGTGCCTCCCTTGCCATTTCGAGTTCAAACCGATGTTGACGACCGTCTACCAACGCGCCGAAAACGCCCTTTAACACGCTTCCCATCGCGGCACTTCCACCACCTGTAAGAAAGAGTGTTAAGAGTTCAAACATATCAGATATTGGATACCGCCAATCGACGGTCTACCTCGGCGTGATACGCCTTATCGCCGCTTTTATATCGTGGGTCTTGCATTGCTCGACTCACTTCTTGCATAGATTGATACGGCATTGTCGATGTACCTGTTGTATTGCCCGTGACAAGCTTTGGTCCTTGACCACCTGTCTCGTTCTTATAACGCGCGTACAAACCGCTTACAGCGAGCTTGGCGTGTTCAACAGTTCCATTGTTTACAACGTCGTTAAAAGTGTTCATCTCTTCGTCCGACAGCACTTCGCCAGCCCATTCCGACATAGTATCGTATTCACCATTTGCCGCGCTTTTAATCGTAGTTGATTCGCTGTCTTGTAGAGCCGCTTGACCACGCGCAAAGCTATCGACCAACTCGCGGTTAAGACCGACTTTAGCCAACGCTTCATACGTTTCATCTGTAAGTTTACCGTCATTCTCAAAAAATTCCTTCGATGCGTCTGTAATTAAAGTTTGTGCTTCGTTTGATTCCGTAGATGGTTCAGTCTCATTTGTTACTTCTTCTTCGACTTCTTGTTCTTCTGCAACTGGTTCGCCTTTGCCCATTTTGGATTCAAGTTCTCCGTAGGCTTTGACGAGGTCTTCCGCTGATTTAAACTTCTCTGGTAACCATTCTGGGCGTTCTTGCTCGACTTGAGGTTCTTCAACCGTCTCTGTTTGCTGTTGATCGGGTTCAATCTCGTTAGGTGCTTTTTCGTTTATTTCGACTTTTTGGTAATCTGCCATGATTGTATTCTTTCACGTGGTTTGGTTGTGTTATTGTTCTTGTGATTGTTGATCAGCAATAGCGTTTATAGTCGGCGCTACAGCGGGCGCTCCAAGCTTCATCATCATTTCTTGTTGTTGAGCCTGTTGCATCTGTTGTTGAATTTCTTCTTCCGTCTTAATCAATCCTTCGGTCTCGATTCCCAACGCGGTAGCACGTCGTTTAAAGTAATCACTTACATTGACGTACTGCATAACGGAGTCAGGACCTACGACTTGTGACGCTCCAGCAAGGAACATATCAAGACGATTAAGATCGTTACCACGTCCAAGCGCTTCAACACCTGTTACTATGGTAGGTTTAACGATGTCCTTCGGAAGTTTAGGAAGGCGATCCTTCTTGCTCATTCGCTCCATTAAGCGCGATACAAGCGGAAGTTGGAACTCCTGTGAAAGAATTGAATAGAGACCGCCCAATGCTGATTCTAGTTCTTGGCTTAACATACGTATTTCTTCAGCTGTAACTCGTTCAGCATCACGCACCACGGAACTATTCAAAAGGAAAGCGTGAGATAAACGGTCTTGTATTTTAGCACTTACCGATTCAGCTACACGAAAATCATTAAACTTATTAAGTTGTAAAACGGATACATCGCCGTCACTACCTTGTACAATCGCACCGTTAGGCGCTTCAGCCAAAGTTCTCGCGCGCGTAGTACCGTTAGGATTAATCATAAACAACACCTTAGCGGCGGCGGCACTACCTTCTACAATTGCTTTAGTCAGCGCTTCAAGCGATTTAAGGTCGCCTATGTACTCTTCAACAAATCCACGTCCGTAGTCTTCGCCGTCAATACGTGTATAGCGTAAAGGTATCCAAGGTGACTTGTCGATAGAATACGATCCTTTCGACTCTTCGATGACAATTCCTTTGACGTCCTGTTGAACGATGAACTTGTCACCTTCACGAACAATACTCGTGTATAAGTCGCAGTTGTTATCTTTTGATTCCTTGTAAACTTCTTGGCGTACTTCTTCGGGAAGCATGAAAGGTGCAACAGTTTCCTTCACAGCTATATGCGTGACATTGCCCATTGCATCGCGTTTAACGACGTATCTGTCTGGACGGAACACACGCATACCACCATCGTCAGGCATGTATAAAAGCGTGTTACCACTAACCAATAAATTCTTTAATGCTTCAAACACACCGACTCGAAACGCTTCGACTTCGACCTCTTGACTTACTGCTCGTTCAACATCGCTTAAAGCTTTTTCAAGATCGGTGCGTAACTGTTCGCCTTGCTCCTCGCCCATTTCTGCCTTTGCTTTTTCAAGCTCGTATCGGTCGATGACCAAACGAAAGAAAGGCGCGTTAGGCGGTAGTAAAGCGATTAATAACTTAGACGCTAGATTGTTCACACCACGAGCACCAATACCTTGATAAGGCGTATAGTACTTCGTATGAGGACCGTGTCCTTCGGGCGGAAGAACGTAAGGTATCGTCAACTCAGCAGACGTTCTAGCGCGATCTAAGAACGACCAACGCTGTCCTTCAAGCTGTGTGTATAGGCTTTGAGCCGTTTCGTATTGCA